GTTTCCCAGTCACGATCGCGGAGGACCAGTGCAGGAATGCAGCAATTAAAATGAAAATAAAAAGACCCCCCGTTACCGGGGGGTGAGGAAAATCAGCGCGGCAGGGGGAGACTCCACGCTGAATCATTGGCGCAACTCCCTTAGTCGAAGCTCGCCATCGGTTAGGCGCTCAAGTTGCAAGGCGCGAAGCTCTGGCACTTGATTTCCCCACTGTGACACAGCGGCCTTGGATATGCCGAGCGCCCTTGCCAGATTGGCGGCGGATCCGAAATGAGAAATCGCTTGCGTTTTTTCCATCTGCGAATCGTAAAGTCTGTTTAACGCTATGTCAAATCAAATTAAAAAATAGCTGTGAACTCGTTGCTTTCCTGCGCCGTACAGTATTCAGCAAAAATGCGCGAATACTGAGTTGCATTTGCGCGAATAAGAATATTGCAAAACCTAATTAATCCCACCTTGCTAACTGAAAAAAACTCGTCAAATAACTTGACGGATACCGTTAAGTTTGATTTACTCTCTTCCATGCACTGGGAGAGAGATATGCCAAGCGAAATCATGCCGTGCCGGATTACGGACGGAAAACAGTACGACGACACCCTTACAGAGGAGCGCGAGACTCCTTTGCAGCGGATTGAGCGAATGACCGTGGCCGACGCAGAAGAGTGGCTGCTCGACGAGCTACTGGAGCGAGCCGAACCCGGCCAAAACTCCTTCCTTTCTGAAATGCTTTTTTACGTCCTGTGCGGCGATCCGGCTGGCGCAGGGCGCGTTTTTTCTGACTGCGTCACGCAAACAGGGCAGTCCGTTTTAAGGAGCGACATCAATGGCTGAGTTGTTTTTATTACTGATCTTCATGGCGGGGCTGGGCGTTTTTTTTGCATTCGGCGGATTGATCGTCGACGCGTTCTGGAAAGACGAATGAGCCACCCTTCCAACGACGAGATTATTGAGTGCATCCGCGACCAGGTCGGTGAGCAGGAGTGCTGGCGGTCGATGACGGATGACGAGCTCGAGCAGCACCTTGAAGATGCGTTTGCCGACTTCCCCTGGGCCGACGAGCCGTGGTGGGACGACGAGGAATTTGCCAAAGCAAAAAAGCTGACCAGGCTGTGGAACGTGTGGAAAGCCAAATTTTTTCTTAAGTTCAAAAAGGATCTTTTCTGATGTCAGAGATAAACAAAGCACTAATCAAGGCGCGGGCGGACATTCAGAATCCGCATTTCGATTCTGAGAATCCGCACTTTCGGTCTAAGTTCGCCTCGCTGAAGGCTGTGATTGAGGCGACGATTCCCGTTCTCGCAAAGCACGGCATCGCGGTTGTGCAGGATCTGCAAACGATTGACGGCGGGATCGGTTGTTTTACTCATCTCCTGCACGAATCGGGGGAGGAAAAGACCTTTGGGCCGCTGGTCATACGACCCACCAAGCCGGACGCGCAGGGGGAGGCCTCTGCGTCGACTTACGCCAGACGCTATCACTTGATGACCGTGTGCGGGGTTGTCGGTGACATCGATGACGACGGCAACGCCGCCAGCGAGTCCGCGTTTAAATCCAAACAGGCAAAAACGAAGGCCAGGGGCGCGGTCAGAGCCGCAGCGTCAGAGAGCGACCACGATCAGCTTCGCGCCTTGTGGGACTCCCTGGACAACGACCAAATCGCGGAACTCTGGAACAGCTTTGGAAAGGCAGACCGCGACCTGATTAAAGAGGGTCTTGAAAAAACAAAGGAAGCAGCATGAATGTAAATGTAAAAATCACGCTCAATGATGAGCAGCGAAACGCCCTTTACCGCCGGATCAGCGGCAAGAACGTGAAGCGATTGATTAGCCGGGCGGAGGTCAACCAGTTGGTGCAGGACTTTATTGCATCGCAGTTGAGCGGGGGGTTTGTTGGCAACGAACCGGAAGCCCCGGACATCCAGGAATCGATCAATACCGCTGATCTTTCCGATGCCGACATCGCGGAGATGCTGATGCAGAATAAGCTGCTTCACTCGCGCTGCAATCGACTTCAGCACAAGCTGGACAAGGAAGCAGCATGATGGCAGACCCAAAATTTCCAAACGGAATCTTTTTCAACAAGCGCCACGAAAACGCGCCTGACTTTATCCGGGGCAGTATCGGATTTAACGTTAGGGACGCTGTTCAGTGGTTGCAGGAGAACGTCGATCACGATGGACGGGTAAAGCTGGACATCAAGGTGTCGAAAGCGGGGAAGACCTACCTTGCGAAGAATGACTTCGTGCCTAAACGGCAGGACGCAGGGCAGAACGCCGCCCCTCAAAGCGTTGATCACGATGACATCGATGACGAGATTCCGTTCTAGGAGCAATTCAATGACGAGTTTTGAACCACGTTTTGACGGTGCTGACTACGATGCGCAGAGAGATTGGACGCGGCTGACGACGCAGTTGGGAAGGGTGCACGAGTGCATGAGTGACGGCAGGTGGAGGTCACTTGATGACATTGCCAGGGCTACTGGCGATCCCCAGGCGAGCATTTCCGCGCAGCTTCGCAACCTTCGCAAGAAAAGATTCGGCGGTCACACGGTGGAGAAGAAGCACATCAAGGGCGGTCACTTTGTGTACCGAGTAAAAAGGGAAGCGCATGAGTAAGAAACGAATTGTATCGGTCAGCTTTCGCGGCGAGCGTCATCGAATCAGCGCAAAACACGCAGCCGAACTGTACCGGCGAGGACATCTGCGCGGCACGGCTGGACATTATTTCGTCGAGAACGAGCCGTACATAACCATCAGAAAATCATGTAACGAGGAGAATAGAAAATGGGCGAACTAGCAAGCGTAAAAGCAGAACCTGAAGTGGAACGGGTGGACACGGTTACGATCCGCGCCTGTGCGAATGGGTGGATTGTGCTGGTGCCAGGGAACGAGGTTGAAGATCACGTTGTCTTCACGTCTATCTGGGACTTGAAGAGCTGGATCACAGATCACTTGGTCGACAATACCTGGATCACAGATCACTTGGTCGACAATACCTGATCAGTGTATGCATTACTTAAGCGTGTGCAGCGGAATCGAAGCAGCGACTGTCGCCTGGGAGCCGCTTGGATGGGAGGCCGTCGGTTTTTCGGAAATCGAAAAGTTCCCGTCGAATTTGCTGGGACATTATTACCCGGACGTTCCGAATTTTGGGGATATGACCAAGCATGAAACATGGACAGAGATTTGTGATTGCTCAAGTCAATATGATGGGGAGCAAGAGCAACGCGATAGTGGACGAGGGGCGGGTGGCATTCACGCTGAACGCAATGCACGGTCACGACGTACACGCAATACTGACAACGACAGAGGAACCGAAAACTGTGAACGATGCAAACGACCAATTATCGATGTTCTCGTCGGAGGCACACCATGCCAAAGTTTCTCGGTGGCTGGACTTCGGAAAGGAATGCAAGACCCGCGAGGAAACCTCTCGCTTGTCTATCTTGCAATCGCTGACAAATATCGGCCCGATTGGCTGGTATGGGAAAACGTCCCCGGTGTCCTGTCGTCAAACGCAGGACGGGATTTTGGAGCCATTATCGGGGGCATGGTCGAACTCGGGTATTGCCCGTCCTGGCGAGTGCTTGACGCTCAGTACTTCGGAGTTCCACAGCGACGCCGCCGTGTGTTCGTTGTCGGATGTCTTGGAGACTGGCGAGATTCCGCAAAAGTACTTTTTGAGCCAGAAAGCCTGCAAAGGAATCCTCCGCCGAGCAGAGAAACGAGGGAAGAAGTTGCCGGAACCTTTACAAGTCGCTCTAACTCAGGTGGCTGGTCGCAAGACGTAGACCTTGCCGCAAGCGGGTATATGCGTACTGTTCCAGAAACCGTTGGCGCACTAACAGACGGCGCACATAAATGGCCGGCGGAAGTGGCGTCGACGATGAATGCCCGATTTGCGGACAAGCAAGGCCTCGAAGACCAGCACGCCCTGAGTGGCGCGTCGTATTTCGTGCCGGCGACCATAGGAACGCTGACCGCCCGCATGATGAACGCACTAGGCACCAGGGACGTCGAGGAGGGTGCCGTTATGCCGGTGGCCTTCGCCCAGAACCAGCGCGACGAAGTTCGCACAATGGACAAGGCGGGAGCTCTTGCGGCTGAACCGGGGGCGAAGCAACAGACGTATGTTGCGTTTGGCCTTCCGGGGAACTGGATTGGCCGCAAATCGGAGAATGGTGGCAACGCGACTGAGTTTCCTGAAGAGCGTTCACCCAGTTTAACTGCGACTGACAGGCATGGTGTCGTAAAAGCCTTCACCAGCGACATGGCCGTGCGTAGATTGACGCCGCTAGAATGCGAGCGTTTACAAGGATTTCCAGATCAATACACCGACATTCCAGGCGCGTCCGATTCTGCGCGATATCGCGCCCTGGGAAACTCAATGGCCGTCCCGGTCATGCGATGGATTGGGCAGCGCATTGATGCGGTGCAGAGAGGGGAAGATCATGACTAATTTTACGGCACTCGCAGATGCGATTGTCCGTCAGGGAATCGGGCATAAGTTTGATCCACTTTTCGATTGGGAAACCTTCTATTGCCCGCATCCAAAAAATGATCGCCGGAAATGCTTAGATGATGCAACTAATGCAGAGAACTTTGTCAAGGATGCACGGGTAGTTCTCGCGCTGATAGAGAAGGTTGACGCGATTGAATGTGCGAAAACTCGCAGCAATAAATGGGTAATACTGACCGCTGCCCCAGACGAGGCGTTCGATACAAGCAGAGAGACACTAGACGAATCTCTCCCCGTCGCCATAGTTGAGGCGTGTTTAAAAGCACTGGGTGAGGATGTATGAATAACTGCAACTATTGAAGTATTGCTTAAACGCTTGCAGACAACGGGCGAAATATTACCGGAATCGCGACAAGCGTCGGTAACAGTCAGGCAACCTCGTAGTTGACCTTTTGACCATTCATCAGGGCCTTGACCTGCCCCTTGAGGGCAAGGATTTGCGCGTCTCGCTCTGCCAGCGTTTCCTGCAAGATATCAATAAGAATGCACTGATCCTCAATTAAACGCTGCGCTTCCTCATCATTTATGCTCATACGTCCGCTCCACGTAGCTGATGTAGTTCAGCATGACATTGCAGATGTTGACTATTGAGTGATGGGTAGGGTTCATCTCTCTAATCTCTTCCAGGTCTGACCTGACCCGCTCAATGCCGAACACGGGCATCGCCGGACCATACTCGTCAAAGGCAGGATCCGTGTGATCGTCACCTAAAGATTTCATGCGGCCCTCGTCGTTGGTTTCGGGGCGTTTGCCACGGCCAGCCTGCCCTTCAGCGGCGAGCCACAGCTTGTGCATTTGTAACGCTGGTACGGAACAATCGTGCGGCGCTCCAGGCCGTTCTTGACGACGTTGACGGATCCGCACTTGGCGCAGGTCAGGTCGTCATCAACCCAGTGTCCCCAATTCGGGTGCTGCTTGATCCACGGCAATAGCTGGTTGTACACATCCTCAAGCAAGGTTACGTCCTTCTTGTTGTAACGCTCCATGACCTTCCAGGCTTTGGGGCATCCGTCCATGCAGTCATGCCACAGTTGAAGCCCCATGTGCTTGACCTTGCCGCCAAGCCCTAAGTATTGGGCAACGTAGTCGAGCTTGTTGGACGGCAGCTTGAACCGTTGCCGCGCAGTCTTTAGAAGGTCTATCTCTGAGTAGGAGGAAGGAGGAGGAAGGCTGTCGTAAAGAAACTCGTGGTTGAGGGTGGGAATATCAAACTTTGTGCCGTTGTAATGGATAACGGCATCGGCCTCTTCAAGAAGATCGTATATCTCCCGGATCATCTTCTTCCGGGTGGTCTTGTGAACGGAGCTAAAGAATACTTTTCGTTGTCCGTACCACTTAGCAGCCCAGCACAGGGTGTAGCCCTGCTCAATTACGTTGTCTGGGTTTATGTTCTGGTTCCACAGACCCCACGAGTACACCTTGTGCGGGGCTGTTTCGATATCTAGTAATAGAATCTTGATAGGGTCATTCCTTGTACTGCGCCCTCATAGGGCAGGATTGCACCCCCTGTGCGTAACCTACTCTGACTCCGCGCTGGTAGCCGTTTTGGTAGTTAACCTGCGCGAGCTTGTCTGCGTATAGGTATAAAACAATAACCGAGATCGTAAACGCGAAGGCCGTCCTGCAGGCTTGCCACCACTTAGCCAAGTTCCTGCACCTTTGTCACCATTCCCTCCGGGATCACCAGAACTTCGCTTATCCCCGTCTTGTCTTTGCTTTGAGCCAGAACGCATACGCCGTCACCGTGTTTGACCAGGAACCCGATTGACTTGGTCGGGTGTGGTTTGAATTTCCGGGCCTCGTTCACGGTGTAATCCTCCTGGGAAGCCCACGCATCGTCCCAATAAACCAGTGCCCGTTTCATGTGCCGAACTTGCGGGAAACCGCGTCCCCTGCCCCTGCTATTAAAGTGCCAATTCCCGCAAGTTTGCCACCTTTAAAATCAATGACTTGCAATTGGCTGTCATGCAAGTCCTCGGTAGCCCACCAAGCGCCACCGTGACCCTGCCAATATCCTTCCTCGGATAATTGCTTTTTGCCCTTGCAGCCCCGCTTTCCTTTATGCGCCCGCCACACACTCAACGTTCCGAATAGCTGGTCACACTTGTGGCACTTACGAATCATTAAACGCCTCTATCCTTGATCTATATCGCCCGATGCACTCCTGGTAGATAAGCGCATTTGCGCTCATGGTTTCGCGCATCAGGTCGAGGTCATTCCATACCTGCCCGTCAACCGGGACAGGCTGGTCACAATTAGGAAGGGGTATTTCAACTGGTTGCTGAGTGCAACAGCCGCTAAATATCAGGGTCAGCAAGATGATTGGGTACTCGCCCCTCATCAATGTGCCTCCGGGCTTCTTGAGCCCTGCGGGAAAAGTCCTGCTCAATTTCAGCGTCGAGCCGGTCCACTTCCCCCCGATATCTTATTTGTGCTTGGGCTGATTTTACCTGATCTTTCAAAGATTTGTTGCGGATTACCATGAACTTCAAGGCAGCAACCAGGAGCGCGATAACCGCCCCGCCAAAGGCTAAAAGCTTAGTCTTTAGGTCGAGGAGCATCGGTCACCATGTACTGCACACAGAAGGTCACGGTGGTCGCAATGCCGACAGCGATCTCGGCAGGAATCGGAACAGAAAGAACGTAGGCGTTCAAGGCCCACACCGCCAGCCCTACGATGCCGGAAACAGCCGCCCCGTAGGTGACCTTGTTCGTTGGCCGGAATTGAGGCTTCACTGTGCTATCAGCCAGCCGACGATCACAGACAGTGCAACCGCATACGCAAGCACATACTTGACCTCGTCGTTCTCAAGCGCCTTCAAAATCTTGTCTTTTATCTTCATGCTATTCCGTTGTGTCTCCGTGAGTAGTGATTGCCGTCCTGAAATCTGCCGCCCCACACGTTGTCCGGGTGCAGCGCCTCCCAGTACTCCCCGATTGGGCGGTGATCCTCGGTCTGATCAAGGTAAACGCCGTCTTTAAATAGGTTCAGGTCAACGGCTAATCGGTTCTTGTGCGCTGAACGGTCCCGCCCATAGGGCCCAGGCTCGCCCATCTCCCCAAAGGCCTTGGGGGATCTGTACGCATCACCTAACGTACACTCGTACCCAGCGGCCTCAATGTGCTGCAGGAGTATTCTGAAGTGCCGGGTAAATTCTCGTTGCTTATCGCCCAGGGTCACCGATCTTTACTGTCGGCAAAGTGCTTGTAGATCGAAATACCGCCAGAGATGATTGCGATCAACAAGGCCACAGTCGTAAGCGCCTCGTTCAAGTCCCCAAGATAGGCCACGGCCCACGCACTCCCTGAAACAACCGCGCCTGTGTCTGCCACGTTTGTTGATATTTTTTGAATCATCAAAATACGTGCCACTCTTTGCCGTCAGACAAAAGAGAAAGCGTCCCGTACTGGCTGGTTATGGTTTTGGTCGTGGCCCCGTCGATGGTTTCTGAGCCATTGCCGTCCGCGATCACGTTAGCCGTGGTGCCAAGCTTTTTTATGTATACCCAGCGGTCAGTATTTTCGATGACCGGGGGCAGGGTTATCGTCACCGCCGATCCCGCCGTGTCGTCATCGACCAGGACATACGTTTTTGCCTGAACCGTGTACGCCGTCGTGGTCACCTTGACGTTATCAAACTGCTCTTTCTGCTTATCCAGTATCAGGCGGACGTTCTTTGGCCTCTGTCCAGGCTCTTGTAACTGCCCTGTTAGCTGCTGTCTCATTGATTAAACACAGACGGAACGCGGTCTTGCTCTGCTTCGCCTAACAGCCCAGCCGCAGTAGTGCCTAGCAATGGGCCGATATTGTATTCGGGCGTATGCCTTGCGGCTCGCTGCCCACTAAACCCCGGAAAGTTTCCTCTTCCCGCTGCCCTTAGTGCTGGCCTTGAAGCCGCAAAAATTGCCGGAGCGGTTGCCATCAACATTTGCAAAGGGTCAGCGTTCATGGCTTGAGTTAGTGCTAGGCCGGTTAAGCCGAAAGCACTAGAGCCAAGATCAAGCGGAGATACTAAAGGCTGAGATTTGGGGTGAGTCTGAAAATTGTCCTTAAACTGATTTGCGAACAAGCCAATTTCTTTAATCTCATCTGCGTAAGGGGGCGGGTTCCGGCTCTCAAGTTGTTTGCCGATTTTTCTTGCACTGACAGACCCGCCGTCTAAAGCGTCCTGAATACTATAAGTTTCAGCAATGGTCTGCCTAGCCTGCCTGTATTGACTTACTAAAGCATTATCCGGGCCTAACTTTCTGCTTGCTCCTCGCTCTATCGCCTCTTCTAGTGCTGCTGCTAAGTCCCGATATGCTTTGCCCATTTTCGGGTTTCTGTTGGGGTTTGCTGGTGAGTAAGCGTTATCCGCTTTGCTTCGTAAATATTTTATTTGATCTATAGCATTGTCCGCGTCAAAAACCTCTATTCTCATTCCCTCAAGATCGTCCAATACTTTGGCGGCCTCTTTAGTTGGTGCGGGAAAATCTTTGTTTTTTAGCCTACGCGCAATGCGGTCAAGGTCTGCAAAGTATTTGGACTGAAGTGGAAAACGCCCAAATCTGTTAATACGAATTTCTCCAACGCCAGAAAGTGCGTTATATTGTTTCCCCCACTCGTTTCTGACTCTCGCCAAGTCGTCTATCGTTATAGGATCCCCTTTAATAAGAATTGAGTTATCTGTGCCGGGGTACTTATACCTGTCTACGAAAAAGTTGTCGGTCACAACCTGGTTATTTTCAGAAATAGTTCTGCGTGACTTTTGAATGCCACCGGCCCCTTCTGCAATTGCTGGCCCCGTCAACCTTTGCCCTGCTTCATTAGGGCTTATTCTGTAACCCCTATCTTGCGCCCTTGCGGCCAAATTAACCCTAGTGGTAGACCTTGCCCGGAAAGGCCCAAGCGGTATGTTAGGAGATACGTGCTGCGTTCCAGGCACCTTCACTCGACTAGCGGGTATCAAGCCTGGACCTGTTTCAAGAGCGGCTGCTACGAAAGGGTTGGTAACACCCAGCCCTGAACCAGAGTGAGGGGAAGTTCTTACGGCAAATGGATTGGTCTGAGCCGGGGCTGATTTAACTTCATCCGGGACAACGGGGTCAACAATTGTGTCTTGCAATGATTGTTTAAGCTGACCGCCATATTTACCAATGCCTTCTATAAATGCCTGCCCTGCAGGCGTTTTAACCTCTGGAGAAAAAAACTGGTGTCTTTTTGGATAAACAGACTCAAACCTGTCAACAAAGGCATCTACGAAACTTCCCTCATCTGCTGCTAAAAAAGGAGCGGTTACAGCCGCGTCAACACCTGACACGGCCATAGCAGGAAAAGCGCCTAAAACATTGCCAAGCACTTCTACCGCTGGTCGTCTTATAGACGTTTTTGACTCGGACAACGCTTTTGCTTCCGCTTCCGCTTCCGCGATGGCAATTGCTCGCTGTTGCTCTCGGGTTAGCTCTGTCATTTAAGGCGATCCATCCTTCCTAAAAAGTTTTCTTTTTTCAGGGTCTGCCATTATTCTTGCCCACGCCGCATCCGATACTCTTTCAGGCCTAATATAATCGCCTTCTTGCACCGGAGAAAAATCAAATTCTTGCATTTCAATTAACGGGAAAAGCCTTTCCATGTCGTCAAGACCCGCCTCTGTAACTCTTCTGTTAAAAGACTCAATCCCTTTGGTGCTTCTTCCAAAAGCGTCTGTAAGAATGGCAGCGATCTCTTCCTTTGTACCTGTTCGTAGAGCGCCTGCAATTTTCTTAGCAAACTCTCTATCCGCGTCCGAGAGGCCGGTTCCGCTACCAAACAGCCTTATAATCTGACCAACCATTATGCCGGTGTTAGAGTCCATTCTTCCCGATGCTACCAATTTCCTTCTCGCCTCTAGAACGTCCGCGTCTGTTGAATCTTCGCTGGCAAAAACGTCTAGGAGTTTTGCCCCCAACTCCTGGAGCGGTTGGTCAGCCCCGGTGAAAGGCGCGTCTGGACTGTTAAGAATTTGCAATGCCGTACCAGCCGCTTGACGGGTTATCTGGTCACTTACAGCGGACTCTCTGGCTTCCTTATAGATTTTAAGTTGCTCATTGTTCAGACCCCATACGCTCGTAGGTGCTTGGTTTCCGCCTACATTCACAGTAGTTCCAGCACCACCTATTCTAGAAACCTCATTGGTTAATATGTTTCTTTTATAAGATGCGTTAGGATCTTCTTTGCCGAACTGTTCAGCTTCTTGTTCAGGGGTTAAAACCTCAAATTGTTCACTAGGTTTAGGTTGACTTTGCGCCATGTAATAATCGGTTTGCGCCCTCTTAAGGGCGTTATCAACCTCCCGCTGCGCCGCCGCCTGGACACCTGCAGAGAAGTTAGGGGCGATGGAGGAAAGACCGCCTTTGGCTGCGACCCCTTCAGCAACGTCCATAATGGTGCCTAGCGCATTAGTGGCAGGGCTAATAAAGTCCCTCACGGCACGACCTGGACCTCCAAAAGCTCCCAAAATCTTTTCTATCCCTCTTTCTCCGCGTGTATTTCTATCCGTTGTTGCAGATATTCGCCTGTCAGAGACGTTAGAAGTGACCGGATCACCACCGAAATTATTTTGCTTTGCAAGCGCGGCCATGTCCGACTCAGGAGCGCCAAGCCGCGTCTGTAGTGGATTCGGCATGGGAACCGGTCCAGGTTGACTTTCAAATGGCAGATTCGGCATAGGAACCGGTCCGGGCTGGCTTTTGAATGGCGGATTCGGCATGGGAACCGGTCCAGCCGACGGGTTGTTACCCGGCAAAGTTGTTAATGGATGT